ATAGACTGGTCAAGCATTCTCCCTGTGGCTGCATTCATCACCTGCTTTGCAATGGCTGGAACCGTCATTGGCTACGGCATCTGCATTCGCATTGGACGGGTGGTATCCGGCCGGCGCGACGAGAAGGTGGAGAAACTGATAGCCGAGACCCCCGACGAGGTCTTCCTGATGGCCATTCGCAACTTCGATGGGGTTTGATCATGGCAAAGTTCCGTAAGAAGCCTGTGGTCATTGATGCCGTTCTATGGACCGGAAAGAACGTCTTGGAGGTTTACACCTTCATGCATGGAGCCCCGACCATCGGCAACAGCCAAATAGCGAGCGAGAAATGGGATGAATATACGCAGTCCCGCGAGATGAGGCCTTGGGTTATTTCCACCCTTGAAGCAGATGAACACACCGTTTGTGTTGGTGATTGGGTCATCAAAGGTGTCCGTGGCGAGCATTATTCCTGCAAGCCGGAGATTTTTCAAGAAACATACGAACCAGCTTGACGTTGAGGCGTGTCCTCCCGCGCCTCCGTCATGGGTGTTGGCGATCTGTCTCCCCTAGGTCGCCAACACCAGCAATCGCGGCAAGAAGAACTGACCCCGCATACGGACGGCAAGGTCCGCGACGATAAGGTCAAATTCTTCTCCGATCATTACGGGTTCCCTGGCGGGCCTGACGAAGGGGACGACGTTTGAGTACCCGGCAAGGTCTTCGGCGTCGTCTCCCTCGGTAAGAATGTAAGTCGTTCTGACGTTCATGTGTGAACTCCTTTGTACGAGTTCAACATCACACAGGGTTCGTCGGAAAAATGCGAAAATCTCATATGGAGAAATCCGAAATGTCTACGGTTGAATTTTGCCAGAGCGCTTTGCGAGAAAGGATCGCGCCTCCCTCCATCGGGAGCGTCAAGGATCGTTTGATCTACGCGGCGCGAAAGACTGGCTGGTCGTACGCCAGAGTGAAGGACATTTGGTACGCCGACAAGCGCGTTTCCATCAAAGCTGAACAGCTATTCCACATCGAAGCCCTATCGGGTCTCGAATACGCACGACAGGAGGTGCGCACCAATGACGCAGCAATCGAACGGGCAACTGCCCTACTTGGCGAAAATCCGCATCTGGCTCGCTCGTTCTTTGCTGCGATGCTCAAGATGGTTGGCATTCAAGATCGCGCCTGAGCTTAGGGAAGAGGAGAAAACTAAATGACGGTCTATTTCATCCGGCGCCAAGGCGACGACACAGAAATCAAGATAGGCACGGCTGTCATGATCGAGAGGAGGCTCGTAACAGTTGCGGCTTCTGTCGGTCCGATCGAACTCATAGGGCATATGAGAGGTGGAGAGGCTGTGGAGAGACTGATCCATAGCAAGTTCGCTCTGGATCGTGTCGAGGGCGAGTGGTTCCGAAATTCAGAAGCATTGAGGGACTTCATTCGCCTTGAGGCTCCGTGCGACACAAAACTATTTGAGCCCAAGGCTAACTCTTGGAAAAAACGGGCTGTCAATCATTCATGGGATCTCGACCAAAGGGCAGCAAAAACGGTGATGGATGCGCTGATTAGCGAGTTTCCCAGGGATGTGACCATCACTTCTGCCCACGAGAAAATATTTCAACGTTTGAACGAGCGTAACGGCGTTTGGTCACGCCGTAGGGTCAGAGCGATTCACGAACTGGCCGCTCGGCGGATCGATGTCTTTGAGATGATCGACTTGCTGACATTGCTGGATATCCCACCCGAGCAATGGGCGGATTGGATTCGCCCCAAACAAGCCGGACAACTTGTACTAGTCGCCTGATCTAACCCACCCCAGAAGGGAAAGCAGAACCGTGACCTTCCCAGAAGCATATGAGCAGTTCGGCCCTGACACCATGGCAATAGCCAAAGCCCTCCGCATTAGCGAGGCAGCGGCCGATAGCCTGGTCAATGCCAAGATGGACGCCGGGAAGGTATGGCCACCCGTAGTTAAGCCGCTCCCGAACTATCCGATGCGCCACCCCCGCATTCCGTATGCAGGCAAGGAGAGGGCAGTATGACCAGCATGTCAGCCGCTCAATACCAGGCCACGCTTGGTAAGCCGCAGAAGAAAGCCAAATACGGAAACGTCAAGGTTTCCTTCGATGGGCATACCTTCGACAGCAAGAAGGAGTTGGCCCGGTACAAATTCCTAAAGGCTAGGCAAGAGCGCGGCGAGATATCGAATTTGGAACTGCAGCCAGCCTTCAAACTGAAGTGCGGCGAGCGCCCCATCCTACTCAAGAGCAAAGGCTTTCCGAACGGGCGGCAGGCAAAATATGTAGCCGATTTTGCATACTGGTGTCCCGTTGAGGAGAAGCGTGTGATCGAGGATGTGAAGGGATTTAAAACGGATGTGTACCGTCTCAAGAAGTCAATAGTCGAAGCACAATTTCCCGGCGTCAAAATCATTGAGGTCTAATCATGAATGAGATAATGGCAGTTCTTTCCCCGGTTCTTGGCGATGAACTCGCAGCCGATATCATACAGCACCGTAAAGGCCTCAAGTGCCCCCTGACAGCCCGTGGCGCCCGTTCCCTGCTCAAGCAGTACGAGGCGACTGGAAATGCCGTCAGTGCCGCTGAATACCACCTCAACATGGGATGGAGGGGCTTTGATGTGGCCTGGCTGAAGCCAAAGACGAATTTCCGCGACGAACACAATCCGTCACCGATGAAAACCACCGCCAACTACGGCAACACCCCTCCAGAGCCCCTTCCTTCCGTCGTCAGCGAAGACGAGATGAGACGCCGCCGCGAGATGGTTGCCCGCCTCCGTGAAAAGGGAGTTCTGAGAGCATGAACGAGGTCTACGGCCCTAAGCCTAACAGGACGAGGAGCGCAGGATAATGACTGACTCGAAGAAAGCCATGCAATCGCTTGCCAATATACTCGACACAGTGCTGAACGCAGATGCTGAGCGGATGGACTACGGTTTTGTCCTGCTAGTGTTTAACGCCGAGGGAGAAACGGGTTCGCGTACAAACTACGTTTCTAACTGCGAGCGCAAGGACATGATTGCCGCCCTGAAAGAGGTCACCGGCCGTTTTGAAGGCCAGCCGGAACAGAGTGGGAGAGCGTGATGCAAGTGGGAATGATCGAAGGTATGACACGAGTCATAGGCAAATCACAAGGATATTTCGGCCTACCTCTCCGGGATGTCGTGCTTGACAGCACTGTGACAGGGCCAGAAACGCCAGCCATGGAGACAGCGTGGTTTCCCACTCCAAAGGAAATCGACGCTATCAATGCGGGCGCTCCCATCATTCTATGCATCATCGGGACTGGACATCCGCCAGTGATGCTTTCAGTCGGGCAGGAGCCAACGCCATGAACATCCATACCCACATTTCCGAAGCAGAGCAAAGACGATCGGCAGCAGCAACACGCGCCCGCCTGATGGGAAAGCCTGCGCGAGTGCCACCACGGCTGGCGCCAGTGGTGCAGATAGCTGCCAGCCGCAAGCCAGTCGATGTGTCCTACCACATGGTTCTGTACCGGGCATATCAGAAGCAGCGGGAGAGAGCGTTCGCCATGTCCAGTTCATTCCAAATGGTCAATTCCACCGAGTACAGGCCATACGAGACCAAGATCACCTTCGACTTCAAAACAGTGGTGAAGACCATGAAGGAAATCGCCATGGAGGTTCTGGACGATTATCCGGGCGTGAGCCTGGAGGAGGTGCAGGGGCCACGCCGTACTCGCAACTTCGTTCGGCCGCGCCAGATGGCAATGTACCGGATTATCAAGGAGCGACCAGACCTTTCGTATCCGATGGTTGGTAGGTTTTTCGGCGGTCGCGATCATACAACGGTTCTTCATGCGGTGCGGAAGATTGAAAAGCAGAGGGCCACAGCATGACACTAGATAGCATCATCGAAAGGCTGGAGAAGGCGGAAGGCGGCGATCGGGAGCTTGATTGCTGGATTGGTTACGTTGCAGACCTGAGAGAAGACGACATGTCATGGCGCGGCAAGATCGATAAGTTTGGGATAGACCATGCTGTCGCGGCAGCAACGGGCTATTCAAATGTGTGGCGCTCGGTCCTGCCATATTACACATCGTCCATGAACGCGGCGATCACCCTTGTTGAAACCATGCTTCCAGGCTGGGCATGGAAGGTCGGAACATGCTGCGTATCTGATGATGCTTGGGTCACGCCTGATTTCAACAGCCCAATTCATGGCGAGCGTCTGAAGCGGGAATTCCCCGATCTCAAGGCCGGTAGCGTTTTCGATACGGGTGTTGACATTGATCTTCGCCCATCGGGACGGCCGGCCATTGCATTGTGCATTGCGGTTCTCACTGCCCTCAAAGCCAAGCAGGTGGGGGTAGGGGAATGAGCAAGAAACACCCAGGATATGCAATCAACCCCATGCAGCCCCTCCCAAAGCGGTGGTTCGACGCGATCGGCCCCATCCGCGTCATATGTGAACCGCACGCGGGGTGGATCATGGCCCGCCGTCACGACAACGCCACTCCTTTTGTGCTTTCGGTCAGGGAGCTTCTCGGCGGTAAATTCACCCCCATTCTTCCAAAGTCCACAACGAACGTTCGCCAGCGTGTTGCTGAAATAAACGCCCGCCACGAGGCAGCAATCAGGGATTATGCCAATGGGAAGTAAGCTTCAGAAAATCCGCAGCCCAAAGAGGGCGCGTGGCCGGCCGAAACTGGAGAATGTAGCTCGGGAACCAAACGGGCGCGTCTCTCGCTCCCCGCTGGCATCCAACAGCAATGAGATAGGGCGCAGGGCGGATCGCCTTGGCCTTAGCGCCGACCAGGCTCGCGACCAGAAGGCGGCGACATTCATTGGTTACCTCAACATCCTCGGCAAGCATGATGGCATCAGCAACGATCAATACGAGGCGGCGCTCAAATACATGGATCTGCGTCGGTCATACCATCTGGCCATCAAGGCCCCCAATGCAGAGCGCAGCGACGAGGGAACGGGTTGCCATTCGCAGGAGATAAGCGATAGCTACATTGATTGGTGTCGTAACACGATCGATCGTCATGACGACTGCAGGAAGGCCATCCAGCAGGCCCAAAACCAGAGCCGTTGCAACCTTTGGGCCGCTCTGGATCTGTGCTTTATCCGCGACGAAAGAATGCTCCACATGATTGGGGATATTCGCTTACTGTGCAATGCGTTGATAATGTTTTTTCGTGTTTGACTTTTGGCGCGAATAACGTATTTATTGACGTAGTTCATTACATTGGGTGATTTGCGAGTAGCGCTCCCCGGTTGAATTTCCATTTCAAATCGTTATCGACGTTTCACTTTCGTTGATGACGGGGAAAGAGCAGCAGGGCGGTCGGCAAAACTGGCTCTGCTGCTCACTTATTCCAAAGCCATAGAGTATAGCCGAAAGGCGAAGAGACAATGCCATCATCCTATTTTGGCTTATATACATCAGATTACAGACGGCTAACGTCTTGGGTGGCGCACTATATGGCGAAAGGCTGCTCGAAGCGGAAGGCTGAAGAGGTCGCCCGCAAGAAATGTCGCTCGTCGCTCACTTGGCCGCGCTTGATATAGGTTATTGTTAGAATAATCATATCGCCGAATGCCAAGGTCTCACCGGCCAGTAGAAATAATATTCCACAAACAGACTGAAACAGCCCTTTCCGGGGCCTTTTTGCGTGAGGACAGAGCATGTCAGTAGCAACCGTACTGTTGATAATTCTGATCCTGCTCCTCGTCGGTGCACTTCCAAACTTCGGATACACGACAGGCTGGGCACCATCGGGCGGCATTGGGCTGGTGGTCGTGGTGCTGGTTCTCCTCATATTGCTCGGCAAGATCTGATGCAGGCACTCACGCTCATCCTTGAGCAGAAACAGCCAAGCAAGAACGTTCGATAGGAATACGAGATGGCTCTCACCAGCAAAATCCTTTCTGCCGCGATCAAGATGGCATCCGCTCGCCAATCCCCTGATGTGATGCGGATTTCACAGGAAACAGCGCGGTCCTTCATCAAGGGGCAGATGCCAAATCTTCACATGCTCTACAGCGCCGCTTGGGATGCTGGGTACACCGTCAACGGCATCCATCCTCCCAAGCACGTGTAATTGTATAACAAAGCGTTAGGTGAATTTAATGGCCGGTAGACCGCCAAAGGAAAAATCCTTCGCCAACATGCTCAACATCGCCATCAAACAGGCGCATGACGAGGGCCGCGATAAGCTCCGCGCTGTTGCTGATGCGTTGGTCGAGAAGGCCATCAGCGGCGATGTCCAGGCCATCAAGGAAGTAGCCGATCGTTTGGACGGTAAGGTGCCACAGGGCATCGTTGGTGGTGACGAGGATGATAACCCAATCGTGCATGAGATTGTCATTCGGGGCATCTCTGCCAAGCCAGCCGTTAGATAATGTCAGTTCTTGAACTCAGTGCCCCCGAGGTACTGATGCCGCTATTGCAGCCCGCTCGATACAAGGCGGCGCATGGTGGACGAGGAGGAGCTAAATCACATTTCTTCGCAGAACAGATCATTGTTCGATGCTTCGCCAAGAAAACGCGTGTTGCCTGCATTCGTGAAGTCCAGGCCACCATAAAGGATTCGGTTCGCCAGCTCTTGGTGGACAAGATTGAAAAGCTAGGGCTCGGGTCTGAGTTCGAATGCCTTGAGACGGAGATACGCGGCAAGAATGGTTCGCTGATCGTTTTCAAGGGCATGCAGAGCTACAACGCCCACAACATCAAGTCCCTTGAGGATTTTGACATCGCATGGGTTGAGGAAGCCCAGACGCTCTCTGAGACATCGCTGCGGTTGCTTCGCCCCACCATTCGTAAGGATGGTTCGGAGATCTGGTTTTCTTGGAACCCACGCCACGACACGGACGCGGTGGATAAGTTCTTCCGGGGCGATAACAAGCCGCACAACTCAATCGTCATCCCGGTCAACTGGTACGACAATCCTTGGTTTCCTCCGATCCTAGAGGATGAGAAGAACCAGGACTACGAAAACGACCCCGAGATGGCCGACCATGTATGGGGCGGCGGATATGAGCGCATCACAGAGGGCGCCTACTACGCCAAGCAGATTGCAGCGGCAGAACGTGAAAGGCGCGTTGGCTACTTCCCTCACATCATCGGAAGCCCGGTCTACACTGGCTGGGATATCGGAGTGGACGATTACACGGCTATCTGGTTCTTCCAGATCATCGACGGCGTAAGGGTCCGCATCATCGATTATTATGAGGCATCGAACCTTGGCCCGCAGGACATCCTGCCCGAGGCAATGCCCGAATACACACAGGATGTTCAAGACAGAGCGGCAGCAATGGTCGAATTGGATCGATCAGCCCGGTTTGCCTATCAGCGCCATTTCTTCCCGCACGATGTGAAGGTGAGAGAATGGGGCTCAGGCGGCAAGGCCCGCGTCCAGACGCTTACTGAATGCGGTATGCCGATGGAGAGCATAAAGCCTGGCGCCGCTCAAAACCCTGAAGAGCGCATCAACGCTGTTCGTCGCATCCTGCCCATATGTGAGTTTCACCAGACAAAGCGCGTGATGCTGGGCCTACAAAGGCTTCGCAGATACAGCCGCAAGAAGAACGAAGCGCTCGGCACCTATCTTGGCCCGCTTCATGACGAGAACAGCCACGGCGCTGATGCCTTCGGAGAGTTTGCAGCCAACTGCGGCATTTCCCCTCCCAAGGAAAAGCCCAAGGCTCTGCCAATCCCGCCACCCGGCAAGATTATTGCCCCTCCGCCTCCCATGGCGCGTTCATCGAAGCGGATCTCACTATGACAAAGCAATGGAAGACCGCTGAATTGATACAGGTTGCCTCTATGGCCGTCGCTGACGCACATCTAATGGGGCGGAACCCCCGGCAGGGCTTTGATCTTGCTGGCGTCAGGTATGAGGTCATCAGGGCCGCAATCAGCACTAATGGGGCAAAGGAACGGATTATAGATGCCATGAGCGCGGCTATCGATCGGTTCATGCCTCCTCCCGGCATTGTTATGCCTTGGGGCACGGTGGTGAAGCCATAATGACAGACACCGATTTCGAACAGCCAGAGTTTGACCCGTCCATCGAGCCTGAACTCTCGAAGGTGTGGCTAAACCTGATTGATGACGCAGAAAAGGCGTTCAAGCGCTATCAGGAGATCTGCGACAGCGTAGACAAGAAGTTTGCCGACTTGGAACGCATGGCCGGCACTGTGACGGGAGACCGTGAGTTTCAGCTGTTCTGGGCTAATATCCAGGTTCTCGGCCCGTCCATCTATTCACGGCCTCCAGTCCCTGTTGTCGTGCCACGTTTTCGCAATCGCAAGCCTATCCCACGCACTGCTTCCGAACTGCTTGAGCGCGCAACCAACGTCAGCTTTGAGCAGGAAGATATCGACTCTACGATGATCCTCATTCGTGACGATCTAACACGGCTGGCACGCGGCTGTGCATGGATCAGATACGAGGACAAGCAGAAGAAGGGCAAGAAGCACGAGCGCGTCTGCATCGATCATGTGGACCGTCGCGACTGGCTTTGCTCGCCGGCCCGTAAATGGCAGGAAGTTGACTGGGTTGCTCGTCGCGCCTGGATGACAGCCGATGAGATGGAGAAGCGCTTTAAGGGCGATAAGTGGAAAGAAGCCGCCTTCGAGGAGAACGACCGCGATCAGAAGGACCGTGGCAACCGTGATCCCATCCTGAAGGCTGGCGTGTGGGAGATTTGGTCTAAGTCTGAGGACCGCGTTGTGTGGGTTACTGAGGGCGTTGACGAGGTTCTTGATAGCGATGAGCCACATCTGACGCTGGAAGGCTTCTTCCCGTGCCCACGGCCTGCATATGCCACGGTACAGCCTGGCTCACTCGTTCCTGTCCCTGATTATGTCTATTACAAGGACCAGATCAGCGAAATCAACGAGCTGACGGCCCGTATTTCGTCGCTGTCCGAGGCTCTGAAGCTCAAGGGCTTCTATCCTGGCGGTGGTGAGATTGGTGATGCTATCGAGGCGGCAATGGCCCGCAGCGATGATCAGGCCATTATGGTTCCGATCGCCAATTGGGCAGCATTCGGCGGCTCTGGTGAGCAAATCATCTGGTTGCCGATCGACATGGTTGCGACCACGATTGCTGGCCTTGTGGATCTCCGCAAGCAGCTGATCGATGACGTTTACCAGATCACCGGCCTGTCAGACATCATGCGCGGCTCGACCAATGCCAATGAGACGCTTGGAGCACAGGAACTCAAGAGCCAGTATGGTTCTGTCCGCGTTCGCGACCGTCAGAATGAACTGGTGCGCATAGCTCGGGACATCACGCGCCTAGTTGCCGAGGTTATGGCCGAAAACTTCGGTCAAAAGACGCTCGAAGACATGACGCAGATGGATCTTCCGACAGACGCCGAGATCAAGAAGCAGGTCAAGGCCCTCGAAGACCAGGGCAAGCAGATTGCGGCCGGCGTAAAGCAGCAGGTTCAACAGGCCCAGAGCGACCCCGAAATGATGGCCAAGGCCAAGGAAAACCCGGAAGAGGCGCAGAAAGCACTGCAGCAGATGCAACAGCAGGCTCAAGAGCAGCTGGCACAGATCCAGAAGCAGGTTGAAGAGGTTGGCGAGACAGTCACCATTGAACAGGTGATGAAGCTCCTCAAGGACCAGCGCCTTCGCCCGTTCATGCTGGATATCGAGACAGATTCAACCATTGCGCCGGATGAGAACGCTCAAAAGCAGCGTGCAACCGAGTTTGTGACGGCTGTCGGCGGCTACATGGGGCAGGCCTTCCCGCTCGTTCAGGTCATGCCACAGTCGGCGCCATTGGTTGCTGACATCCTGAAATACGTGGCCAGCCAGTTCAGGGCAGGGCGCGAGCTAGACACGACGATCGATGAGTTTGCCGAGAACATGAAGGCTGCGGCTTCCCAGCCCAAGCCTAACCCAGAGGCGGACGCAGCGCAGGCCACGGCACAGGCCGAACAGCAGCGCCTGCAGATGGATCAACAGCGCCAACAGCAAGAGATGCAGACCAAGCAGGCTGACACTCAGCTGAAGATGCAGCAGGCCCAGGCAGACGAGCAGCGCAAGCAGCAGTCCGCGCAGGCTGATTTGCAGATCAAGGGCCAGATGGCAGACCACCAGGCCAAACTGCTCGAAGCCAAGACCGGTCAGGAAATCCAGGCCATTCAGCTCAAGGCCCAGCAGGACGCCGAAAAGCACGGTCAGGAGCTGGAGCTAGGCGTTCTGGAGATCGAGCTACTGCGCACCAAGATTGAGCAGACGAAGGTCTCCACGGCCAGCACGCTCGAAAAGACACAATCGGACATCCAGGCCAAGGAAGCAGGCGTCGAGATCAGCGCCAAGAGTGCCGAAGCCAAGGCAAGCGCACGGGATCAGGACTAATGGTTCAAAAAACCCCCGCCAGTATTTCTCAATCTTGGGTGAGTCTGGTGCTGAATTTTCGGCTCCTGGCAACTCAAATTCTCATCGGATGGATCATCGCTGTTACCCCTCGATCCCATCGACACACCATAGCTGCAATAAGCGTTTTGATGGCTGCAATAGACTACGACGAGGCAAGTAAATGAGACAGCGCCTTTGTAAGCAGTGCCGACAATGGCACGAGACAGAAGCATGGCCGCTGGAATGCTATCCTGTAGCGGCTAAGGGCCAATCAGACACGTTGGCTATCCCGTATTTCATCAGCGACACCTGCGAACCCACGCTGCACCCGATCGATCAGAAGCATTACACCAGCAAGAGCACGTTCGAGAAAATCACCCGTGACGCTGGATATGAGACCGTTGGCAACGATCCGGCCCGATTGAGGCCCGCTCCCAAGCCAAAGGCAGACCGTGCTGCAATCAAGCAGTCCGTTGAAAAGGCCATCTCTCGCTTCAACAACGGCGAGCGCGTCTAGCCCTTCTTAGGAAAGGCCATGAAAACCACGTTTGCTGGGATTGCGTCTTCCTCCCGGTATTCGGGGTATGAGCAGCCTTTCCGCAAGCCAACGCCACCATCAATCTGATGAATAACTAGAGATGATTTTGAAGATTTTGGAAACTCCAAGATTTTTGAAGGCATGAAAACCCCTAGATGGATTGAAATGTGAAGACTGGCCGGTTCGCAACTTCCTGGCTTAAGACTTTTGTGGGCGTCACCATCTCTGGCTACTTGTTGGACAGACCCTTACGGGCAACGGTCAGTATCACCTTAGTTTCCCTGCGCTTCTGCATTCAGCGCCGCAGTCTTCACTCCTAGAGAATAACACAACTCCTCTCAGACAGGAATAACACCATGACCGACGAAGCAAATATTGCTCCGGCCGCGCCTTCTGCTGCGGTCATCGATGCACCTACGCCCAGCACCCCGGAACTCGGATCGCAAACCCCTGTAGCTGACAAGCCAGAACCGAAGCAAGAAGCCAAGGTTGAGGCAAAGCCAGCCGAAAAGACCCCATCCAAGAGCGCGGAAGAGGCAGTCAAGCGGGCTCATGATGCTGTAACGGCAAAGGAAGCCGAAAAGGCCAAGACAGCCGAGCCCAAGACCCCGGCAAAGGCTGAAGACACCCAGGCCACCGATAAAACGAAGGTTGCCGCCAAAGAATCGCCGGCCGAAAAGCCACGCGATGAGACCGTGCAGGCGAAGACGGAAGGCAACCAAACGTCTGAGGGGCGGAAGCCTCACCATGAAGCGCCTGCACGGTTTCTAGAGAACGCCAAGCGCGACTGGGAGAGCGCTCCTGAATCGGTGAAGGAAGAAGTTCACCGGACCATCAAGAATATGGAAGATGGGCTCCACAAGCACAAGGAAAGTGCCGACCGTTACGAGAAGGTGCGTGAATACGACGAATTGGCCCGCAAGAATGGCCGGGAAGGCGTTCACGAAAGCCTGAAGCAGGTTGTCGAGCTGGAAAATGCCTTCAGCCGTGACCCGATCGAAGGCTTCAAAAAGGTAGCCGAGCATTTCGGCATCAATTTTCAGGCCGTTGCGGCGCGTGTGATGGGCGAAAACCCAGATCAGCGCGTGCATGAGGCCCACACCCGCATTCAGGAGCTAGAAGCCAAAATCCAGCACATGGAAATGGCCGCAAAAGCCCCCGATCTCGTCGCAGAGTTCGCGGCGAAGAATGAACGGTTTGAAGAGCTTTCGACCGTGATTGCCACACTGCTTAAAAACGGCGTGGCCCATGACCTGGAGTCGGCTTACGAGCTTGCTTCAGCACTGAAGGAACCGGCCTCATCGGCTGGTCAGAAATTGGCCTCATCGGCCCAGACAGAAGCCACGGCCTCACCGGCACAGGCTGACATCCCGCTTAATCCAGCAGGACAGAAATCCGTGTCAGGTGCGCCGACCGGTGGCATTAGCCCCGCTTCGAAGCGACCTGTCCCAAAATCCAATCTCGAAGCCCTACGAGCCTCCCTGGCCCGCGTAGGCTAAACAAGGACACATCGCAATGCCCATTAATCCACTTGCTCAGTACCAGCAGGTTCTTTCGATGGCTCTCGAAGACCGTGGAACCGGTTATGAAGACCTCGTATCGAACACCATCCCGCTCATCGGCCTGATGAAGTCGAAGGGCCTCATCAAGAACTACTCTGGCCCGCGCATCCGTGAAACCCTGCAGATCGGCAAGCCGACCGGCCAGTGGTATTCCGGCTATGACTTCCTGGACAATCCGCCCGTTGAACTGTTCAACGACGCGTATTGGACACCGAAGATGCTGGCGGTTCCGATCTCCCTCACCAATGAGGAAATCCTCAACAACTCCGGCAGTGCCCAGATCCTCGACGTTCTCGCATCCTACATGGACGTTGCGGAAACCACGCTGACGGAAACGATCGAAGCCGGCCTCTATTCGGACGGCACGGCCAACAACGGCAAGCAGCTCACCGGCCTTGCCGCAGCTGTTCCGATCGTCACCAATACAGGCGTCTATGGCGGCATCGACCGTGCAACCTATGCCCTGTGGCGCACCACGTCCTACGATGCGAACTCGGCGTTCCCGTCCATCGGCACCCAGGTTACTGCGGCAACCATCCGTCCGATGCTCACGCAGATCTTCATGGCACGTTCGCGTGGCAAGCAGTCTGCAGACATCCTCCTGATGTCAAACGAGCACTATGCAGCCTATGACGGCGCACTCGTCGCCCTGCAGCGCATCACCGAACGTAGCGGTTCCGGCCGTATGAACGCTCTCGGCTTCAACAACCTCGCCTATGTCGGCGCTGGTCGTGAAGTTGCGGTGGTCATGGGCGGCGGTATCGGTTCGTCCATCCCGGCCAACACCACGTTCGGCCTCAACTCGGACAGCCTGCGCCTTCGCGTCAACCCGATCCGTGGCATGGGCTCCAAGCTCTTCCCCGGCGACGGCCAGATGCCCATCAATCAGGATGCTATCGCTCAGTTCATGGGCTTCATGGGCGAACTGACCATGACGAACCCGCTGTTCAACTGGCGTCTCTTCGACTCCAACCCGGCAGCGTAAGGAGAAATCACAATGCCTATTACCTCAACCCCTTCGCTGGGTTCGTCCATCAACGTCAACGGCGGTCTCGTCGGTCCTATCCCATACTGGGACAGCGGCCGTGCGGTTCCGTCGCCACAGCTCGGCACGCTCATGCAGGCCGTGGATGGTCACACCTACATCTTCGCTCAGGCTTCGGCCGCAATCGCATCCGCAGCCGTCTGCATTCTGACGGAACCGGCAATGACGATGGCAACCGGCGCCGGCGCATGGACCGCTCCCACGGTTACGGGTGGCGTTCCGATCAACCAGTACGCCTGGTTCAAGAAGACCGCAGCTTAACGATCCACGGCGGGGGCTCCGGCTCCCGCCTTTCTCTTTGACCTCAGACAAGGAAACCGACAATGGCACAAGAAGATACCCGCCTCGTTGTCACATTCGAAAATCATTCGGTTGTGAACGAAGCCCGATCACGGGAAGAAGGCTCCCCCAAATTTGATGACATGGAAGTCTGCCGCATCCGCATGGGCGGTGATCGCCTGCAGGCTCCTGTATTCCCGGCATGGGCTGAAGCTCCGGGCGGTATGGAAAACGACGAGGGCTATATTGTGCCCTGCACCTACGCCGAGAAGTACGCTGAGCAATACAAGCGCTTCAAGGAAGGCAAGCAGCAGACCAAGGACGGCACGCCCGTCGAATATCTGCCGTTCCTGACGCCTGCCAAGGTCAAGGAGCTGAAGGCTCTCCACATCTACACCGCCGAATCCCTCGCTGATCTCGACGGCCAGCCATTGAAGTCGATCGGGCAGGGCGGTCTGGAATGGAAGAACCAGGCGCGCGCCTATCTCGACAATGCGAAAGGATCGGCCGTGGCCACGAAACTCGCCCTCGAAAACGAAGAGCTTCGCCGCATGCTGGATGAAGCCCGCAAGGAGCATTCCCCGCCCGCCGCACAGGCAACGGAGCGTGTTCAGGAAAATTTGGGCTACGACAGCAAGCCGAGCGAGTTCGACAGCTGGGAAGATGAGCTTCTGAAGGAGCACATCAAGGAAAAGACCGGCAAGGCTCCCAGAGGCAATCCTAGCCATGCCACATTGGTCGCAATGGCCGACGATCTGTCGAGCGAAGCCTAATGAGCTTCCTCTCAGCTGCCCAAAGCGCATCGCTCCGGTTGGTTGGTAAAAAGCCAACCACCTTCTTTTCGAGCCAGAACACGTTCGAAATGGAGATTATCGACCTCGCCAACGAAGTCGTGACGGACATGGTGAAATATGCGGATTGGCGCCGGCTGATTAAACTGCAGCAGATGGTCGGGGATGGCGTGACCTATGGTTTCGGCCTCCCGGCCGACTATGCCCGCATGCCGATCGGCGTCGATATCAGTCGCGCCAATTGGTACACTTGGGGCTATGTCGATGCGCCCAGCCTCAATTACTGGATGGACCTTGTAAACGGTCTAGCCTCTCCGAACCCTGGCTATTGGATCATGCTTGACGGCCAGATCCAGTTTCGGCCAGCTGTCTCGGCCAATACCACGGCGCAGTTCTTCTATGTCAGCAAGAACGCTGTCCTCGATGAGGACGGCGCGACCCGCAAGCCTGCCTTCACCAAGGATGCGGATACATTCCTGCTTGATGAAGACGTTCTAACCCTTGGGATAGTCTACAAATGGCGTGCACAGAAGCGTCTCGAATACGCCCAGGATTTCCAAAACTATGAACAGTCGCTTATGCAGGCGTCTGGCCATGACAAGGGGTCCAGGATCACCGTAGGGGCTCGTCGTGCCTCCATGGGTGTCTATACTGCCTATCCTTGGGCATTAGGCTCATGAGAAAGATGGCGCCGAAGAATCGGCCGCGTATCTCTCCCGTGAAGACGTTCCCGGCTGCAACGGCTGGCTGGATCTCAAACCAGAACCTCGCTGCTCCCCCGTCGAGCCCGCAAGGTGCTGCAGTGCTGGAGAACGTGTTTCCGACTGCAACGGGCGGGGAAGTCCGTCGCGGGTCGGCCATTTACGCTACACTGCAGGATGAGACAAAGCCCGTAACTGCGCTGTTTTCCTACAATAACGGGAACAACAAGAAGCTGTTTGCAGCCAATGACGAGAAAATCTATGACATCACCGTCATAACCTCTCCCATCAACTTCGATCTCGTCACCGACATTCCAGAGGACATCGTTACAGACCTTGGCGACACTCTGGGGGAAAGCTCCACAGACGGGCTTGATGTTGTTGTCGGCCAGACAGGCGGAAACTGGATTGTTACGCAGTTTGCAACGACCGGAGGCGTTTACCTCGTCGGCGTGAATGGTGAGAACGATCTGGAGCTATACGATGGGGCCGATTGGTATCCGATCAACGGGCAGGTGATCAATTCCCTCAATTACGACGCCGAGACAACCCCATTTACTGCCGGCGCAACGCTGACGGGCGGCACGTCGGGCGCAACGGCTACAATCATCCGGGTTACGGACAACGGCACCACGGGAACGCTGCTTATCGGTAATGTGACGGGTGGGCCATTCCAGAACAATGAAATCATCTCTGGCGGCGGCGGATCTGCTACGGCGGATGGCACAATAACCCTGCTATTTGTCGCCATCACGGGCATTGACACGTCTTCACTTTCTTATGTCTGGAGCTACAAAAACCGGCTGTTTTTCATCGAAAAAGACAGCATGAACGCCTGGTATCTGCCGATTGATCAGGTTGGCGGGGCATTGACGAAGTTTCCCATGGGCGGCGTCTTCCCCACAGGTGGATCTCTTCTATTCGGGGCCTCATGGTCACTCGATTCATCGGGTGATGGCGGTCTGTCCGAACAGTGCATATTCATCACCACAGAAGGGGAAGTAGCGGTCTATCAGGGCGATAATCCTTCCACCGCCGCAACATGGTCGAAGGTCGGAACGTATCGCATTGGCAAGCCTCTCGGTCCGCAGGCATGGATCAGGGCAGGCGGCGATATCGTCATTGCTACGGACATCGGCGCCGTGCCGCTCTCCCAGGCTATCCAGCGGGATTATGCGGCTCTTTCGCCGTCTGCCGTCTCCTATCCGATCGAAACGGCCTGGAATGACGCGGTAGCGCTTCGCCGGTCGGAATACTGGAATTGTGCCGTCTGGGCAGAGCAGCAAATGGTTGTCGTGGCCCTCCCGACCGTCAACGAGCAAACCCCGGCAATGTATGTGGCCAACGCCAGGACGGGCGCATGGGCCAATTTCACGGGCTGGAGCGGAACGTGTCTTGAGGTCTTCAATGGCCGGCTGTTCTTCGGCTCCCAGAACGGGAAGATCATTGAGGCGCTGGTAACGGGGCTGGATCAGGGCTCGACCTACACCGCAACCTATGTCCCGCTGTTTACGGATCTGGGCAATTCAGGCGCCTTGAAGATTGCTGAAATTGCCCGCGTCGTCACCCGCAGCGCACAGGACATCAACCCGCAGCTTTCGGTCATGCTGGACTTCGTTGTTGATCTCCCGGCTGCTCCCTCGTCCGCTCCTATCCCTGCCGGTTCCGAATGGGACGTTGGTGTGTGGGGCGAAAGCGTGTGGGGCCAGCAGACGAACAAGAAAATCCAGCAGGTGTGGACCTCCGTTGGCGGCGCGGCCTATGCGATGGCGCCAGCGGTTCAGATCACCAGCGGTTCAATAATCCCGATCGATTGCGAGCTGATACGGCTCGAGTTAACCTTCGATACCGCCGATATCGTCTCGTAACCATGATTGTAGCCGACGACAGAGTTCTTCGCTTTGTGAGCGAACAGCTTGATACCTCGTTTTGCCCTCCTTTCACGACTCTCGGAATTGAGAGAGACGGCGAAATCATCGCCGGCTGCATCTTCAATGTGTTTGAAAGCCAGGATCTTCACGTTTCTGTCGCCGGCCATGGCTGGGATCGATCGTTCTTCCGAGCCGTTGGCGCCTATGTCTTCGACCAGCTCGGCTACATCCGCATGACGGCGCTCACGGAAAGCCCCGAAGTTGTCAGGCTTGCTGAGCGTCTCGGCGGTCAAATCGAAGGCTGTCTTCGCAATCACTTCGGCCCAGGCCGCGACGGTATTATCGTTGGCATCTTGAAAGAGGAATATCGTTTTGGTTTCAACTCCTAAGCCAGAGTCCGCAGCCTCTCAAGCAGCCGCACAGACCGGCCTCAATCGAGATACTGCGCTGACACAACAGCAAATCAACATGGTCAACCAGAACACGCCTGATGGCTCGTTGACCTATAACCAGACAGGAACGAGCAAGTTCCTCGACAGCAAGGGCCAGTGGGTCGAGACCCCCACCTATACGGCCACCACGTCCCTGTCCGCAGCCCAGCAGGCCATCAAAGACCAGACCGACAAGGCAAGCTTGAACCTCGGCACAATTGCCAATGAACGGACTAACTTCCTCAAGGATTATCTGGCCAAACCGTTCGACGTGAATACTGAGACGGAAAACAAGCTATATGATCTCGGTGCCAAGCGGTTGGATCCCCGTTTTGTCGCAGATCAAGACGCGCTCAGAACTCAACTTATTTCATCGGGTATCCGTCCCGGCACAGCCGCTTATGACCAGCAGATGCAGCAATTCGGACAGACGAAGAATGATGCATACAACAATCTGGCTCTCACTGGCCGTCAGCAGGCATTCAACGAGGCGTCTTTCGAGCGTTCTCAGCCATTGAACGAGATTTCCGCGCTAATGTCCGGCGCCCAGGTTGCTGCTCCCCAATTCCAACAGACGCCACAGACCGGTGTTGCCGGGGCCGATTACATCGGGGCTTCCAACAACAACTATCAGGCTCAATCGCAAGCCGCGCAGGCCAAAATGGGCGGTTTGTTCGGCCTCGCAGCAGCTCCGTTCAGTATGTTCAGCTTGAAGTCCGATCGTCGGGCAAAGCGGGATATTAAACAGATCGGAACGGCTCCTAATGGCCTTCCTTGGTATGAATTCCGGTATCTCACTGATGCCGACGATGCACCTATCCGTGAAGGCCTGATGTCTGATGATGTCCGCAAGGTCATTCCAGAGGCAGTTTCGATCGATCCGGCAGACGGTCTCGACACCGTGAACTATGCTTTGGCTCTGGAGGCCGCATAATGGCAACAGTCAGAAACCCGCTGGAATCGTTTGTCTGGGGCCAAGGCGGCGCAGCGTTGACGCCAGAGGAGATTGCCAAGCAGCGAGAAGTTGAGGAGGCCGTTCGCGCTCGGGGTGTCGATACGTCTCCTGTTGGTCATTGGACGCAGGGTCTAGCCCGTGTCGCTGATGCTCTGGCCGGTTCCGTTCGCCGTGGCAGGCTCGAAACTGCCGGCGAAGAAAACGCGACATATAATCAGGACATCATCAAGAGCCTGATGGGCGGCGGAGCTACTCCGGCCGCGTCCGCTCCTGCCTCTGTCTCGTCCGTTATCCCAGCCTCGGGCGCCTCTGCAGAGGTTGCCGCAACCTCCCCGGCTATTGCCGCAGTATCCCCCACGTTTGCCAATGACGGCACTGAACTTGGCGGATATCTGTCTGACCCAGCCCTCCGTGCAAAGCTCCCGGCAGGGATGAGGAACAACAACCCAGGCAACATCAAGTTTGTGGGTCAGAAGGTTCCCGGCATCGTTGGCCCATCCGTCAACACAGACCAAGGCGATCCGCAGGCTGTCTTCGCTACCCCTGAAGCAGGCATGAACGCTATGTTCCAGCTTGCCAAGCGCAAGTATGACGGCGGCAAGAAGACGGCTGATCAGCTAATCGCCGGCAATATGGGATGGACGCCCGGAAATCATGCTGCAGCTGCAAATGTTGCTGCGTCCATGGGACTTTCCCCTCATGACGATATCAACCTGAATGACCCCGCCATGGCTGCAAAGTTTGTGCGTGGCCTGATTATTCAGGAGCATGGCAAGTCCGGCTCCCTATACCCGGAAAGCATGGTGTTGAGCGCCATCGGTGGCCAGCCTCCTGTTGAGGTAGCATCGGCCCAGCCGCAGACCGCAACGGATGCGATCGAGCAGCAAGCGCCTATGCCGGTTGCTGATCAAGGTCTTTCTGGCGAGGTTGCTGCATTTCGTGGAACTCCCGAAGCTCTGGCCGCTTTTCCCGGCAGGCAAGAACAAGCTATGCCAGCACAGCAGCCCACAGCCGTTCAGCAGGTGGCGCAGGTACTTCCCACCGCAGGACAGGCTCAGCAGGCCGTTCCCGGCATGAGTGAAGCGCTGTTGCGTGCCATCTCCGATCCTCGCGCCACGCCGCAGACACGTGCCGTAGTGCAGGCGTTGATGCAGCAGCAGGCCGCACAGCAGGCACAGGCCGCAGAACAGCAGCAGTGGATGGCTCGCCAGCAGTACGAGCAACAGCAGCAGCAGAATGACCCGCTGAGGCAGATCCAGTTGAAAAAGGGGCAGATCGAGCTCGATCAGTTGCGCGATCCGCAGGGTAACATCCCTGACAGCGTTCGTGCGCTCAACATACGGGCCCAACAGGCAGGATTGCAGCCTGGAACTCCCGAATATCAGCGGTTTATGCTGTCTGGCGGCGACAAGGGCATAACCATCAACAACGAAGGCACCATCCCGGCCGGGTATCAGGCGGTTCGCGATCCTGAAGGGCGCGTAACTGCAATCCAGCCCATCCCCGGTTCCCCGCAAGCGCTCGAAGCTGACCAAGCGAAGCGGGTGCAGGAAACACGAACGGCCGGCAAGGAAACTACAGGGAACACGGTAATTACAGCAGCTCAACGGGCTAGAGATGCAATTAACGCCGATGGCCTTCCTGCAACAGGTCTTCTCGGGAAGGCCGCGGCTTTGAGCCCATCAACGAATGCCGCAGAAGTTCGTAGACAAATTGGCGTTCTGAAATCGAACGCCACCATAGAGACCATCGGGGCAATGAGGGCTGCGAGCCCTACAGGCGGTGCCCTTGGCAGCGTTACGGACAAAGAAGGTGAGATGCTGGCAGCCAAGGCCGGTGCACTCGACCCAGACAGCCCTAACTTCGCTCGTGACCTTGATGATTATGAACTAACTGTTCTGAAGACCATCCACGGTCCGAAGGTTGGGCAAGCCATCTTCGATGACACCCGCAAGAAGGGTCCGGCCGTCATTGACGGTTACCAAATTGAAGAGGCTGAATAATGCCAACCTTCCAGATCACAGGGCCAGACGGCAAGAAGTATCGTATTTCGGGTGAATCCGCTGAAGGGGCGGTACAGGCTCTCAAAAAGCATTTGGGTGACAACTCGTCTGAAGCCAAGCCAAAGTACGACATTCCGTATGGCGCTGGCGCCGCTTGGACTGACGCTGCGACGGGTGGCATGGCGGGCAAGGCTTCCGCTGGTCTGTCTGCGCTTCTCCGCGCCCCCTTCACCGACAAGACGATCGGGCAGGAATATGATGAGCTATATGGCTCCCTGAAGGCCTCCCGCGAAAAGTATGCAGAGGAAAGCCCGACTGCCAACATAGCCGCATCTATCGGCGGTGGCGTCATCGGTGGCGGTCAGCTGATGAGTGCCGCTGGCAATCTGGCAAGCCGTGCCGCTCCTCGCATTGCCGGCGCAATGAATTCCGGCATTGTTGGGCGTACTGCTGCTGATCTTGTAGGCGGGGCTGCGTTTGGTGGCCTGTCAGCTGCCGGCTATGACCAGGATGTGGCGACAGGCGCAGCAGTCGGCGGGGCCATGGGCGCTCTTGCTCGTCCTATCATGGCCGCTGGTGGCGCCGGGATCAACACGATTGCTGGCCTTGCTGGCCTTGGCAACCAAGGCAGGGCATCCAACGCCATTGCTGAGGCTGTGGCACGCTCCGGCAGAACGGTTGGCGATGTAACGGATGATCTTGTTCGTGCCACCGCAGATGGTCAACCACAATTTGCCGTTGCCGACGCTCTCGGCAATTCAGGCCAGCGTATGCTTTCCGGTATTGTTCGCGCTCCAGGTGACGGCAGGCAGGCCGTTGTCGAAGCCTTGCAGGCCCGTCAGGCAGGGCAGGGGCGCCGCATCCAGAATGCTCTCTCCGAAGGCTTTGGCGCTCCTCAGACCGCACAGCAGACGGAAGCAGCAACCCGCGCACTGCGGACGGCCGACGCTCGGACAAACTACGGCGCGGCTCGCACTGGCGCTGGCTCTGTAGATCCTACCCGGGCCATTGCTGCCGCTGATGAGTTCCTTGGGACGGCTGGTAGTCTTCCCCGAACAAACATCGCTGATGATAGCGTAGAGGGCGCCGTTCGTCGGGCTCGTTCGTTCCTGACCGATGGCGATAATGTCGTAAGCGACTTCGATACGGCTTTCCGTGCGAAGATCGAACTCGACAACATGATTGATAACGCTCGGGGCACCGTCCAGGCGCGGCTTATTCCTATCCGCGATGCTCTCGATCAGTCTCTTGAGAATTCATCTTCCGCCTATCGCAATGCCCGCGACACCTACCGCCAGCAAAGCCAGTCTCTTGAAGCTGTTCAGACCGGCCGTGATGCTGCAGCTCGTGGCCGAGTAGAAGACACAATCCCAGCATTTCGCGGGATGAACCCGGAGCAACAGCAGGGTTTCCGCGCAGGCTACGGCGATAGCTACATTGCCGATGTCCAAAAGGCCGCTGGGCCTATGACGAATAAGGCCCGCCCGCTGATCAGTGATGCAACGGCGGCAGAGTTCCCGGCATTTGCAGCGCCGGGGCAGGGCGATCAGCTCATGAACCGGATAGCCCGTGAACAGCGCATGTTCGAAACTACCAATCAAGCGCTGGGTGGATCTCGGACGGCTGACAACCTTGCTGATACGGCAGACGCGGGCGGTTTTGACCCGACGATTATCGGGAATATCCTGACCGGCAACTTCACGTCAGCAATCAAGACAGCGCTTAGCCAAAGCTCTTCAGCCATCAGTGGCCGGAACCAGGCAACGCGGGACATGATCGCCCGCACGCTCATGGAAACCTCCCCGACGCAAGCCAATGCCGCACTGGCAAGCGCAGTCGCCAGAGGCAACCGCATATCAAATGCCCAACAGAGGGTTATTCAGGCAATTATTTCTGGATCTCTGCCAGCCACAGCGCAGGTTAGAAACTAGCGCATCAGGAATAGAACAACCGACAGGATGACCAAGGGGATCATATCGACCCAAGAAGCATCCTCGCCGTATTTCTTATGAACCCAAGCCCGATCGAAGTCGGGTAGCATTTTCTTGCTCGGCTCTTTTGGGTCGTGATCAATCTGCATCCCCCACATTTACATCAACTTTTGAAGCCCTGCAATGCGGGGGGCGCTACAACCAACCCCAGCTATCACCTCTGTGTATATGGGAAACATTCCCGGCAGAGGTGCCATAAAGCCTACCGATCTCTTTGAGCGTCATTTGGCCTTTAAGCGATTTAATCGCTTTCACTGTTTCTTCGGTGAGTTTAGAGGCCCCGTTTCGTTCGCCTCTGTTGTGAGTGTCGTGAACCAGCTTATCGGCAAAGTTTTCGGCTCTGGTCTTCCATGTGAGGTGGCGCTTGGTGACGCAAGCAAGGTGCCCATTCCCACAGGAGTGGGCCGCCTCATGGACCAGAGAGGGCGGCGGTCCATTTACTTCTTCGCAAACAGCCCGATGAACTCCTACTCTTTCACCTTTAAAATCAAAGCGGCCATACCCGTCACTCGTTTTACCGTACGGCCAAGATAAGCAATCGTTGCCCTCGTAAGAAAGAACGACCTCGTTGTAAAATCGAAGAAGTTCTCCTTTTGAGGTGCCTCCACCTAGCGGGTCTCCGTACCTGCTCCACCTAAGCCAATGGGAATTGCACCAGCCGCGCCCTCTGACAGGCTTGCAGCAGTTTTCGATAGAACATATACGCTTTGAGATAGCCATTATTGATCCTTTCGCGATCATCTTGGTCAGAACCCGTCGCAGCGCTCCAACGCTCGGCGGGTTCGCTATTTGTACCAGTCCAAAGCGCCCTAATCAACCTCAAGGTCTGCCACTTCTCGTGACAGGCCCTTTTGCCGTGGAGGCTGCTTTGCCATTTGATAGTTCAGGCAATTTTTCGTTAGTTCCCGGGTACTTAGCGACCTCCGGGCAGACAATCCTCACCAGTCAGCACAATGGCCCATTCGAGGACGTGGCGAGCGGCTTGTCTCAGGTCATTCTGCGCTCTGGCGTGGCGCCGTTCGGTGGCAATCAGTCCATGGGCGGCTTCAAGATCACCAACGCGGCCAATGGTTCGGCGGCTGGCGACTATACCAATTTCGCCCAGCTAACCGATGTCATTGCCCAGATTACGGCAGTTGCGGCCTCGGTCACGGCTGTTGCGGTGCCCACTGGAGCGGTCCAGGGCTTCCGGCGAACCACAGCCCCGGCAGGCTGGATCAAGGAAAACGGCGGCACGATCGGCAACCCAACGTCCGGCGCGACCACTCGAGCCAATGCTGACACTCAGCCATTGTTCGAACTCCTCTGGGGCCAGTTCGATAACACCACCCTGCCAATCCAGACAAACGGCGGGGTAGCAACAACCCGTGGCGCTTCTGCTGCTGCTGACTTCGCAGCCAACAAGCGCATGCCGCTGTTTGATCATCGTGCCGAATTCGAGCGCGGCGCCGACGATGGCCGTGGGGTCGATGCAACACTGACCGTTGGCAAGTCTCAGCTTGATGCAATCCAGAACATCACGGGCGGCTTTACCACCCGCAGGACTGCCGTGGTCAATACCGAGGACATCGCGGATTGGGCGGGCGCTTTCTTCGATGACGGCCTCGGCGGCACTGACTTGGCTGTTGATGTCTCTTCCCCGGTAGCGAGACGAAAGACGGGCTTCAACGCCTCCTTGGTCGTGCGCACAGCGACGGAAACCCGTCCTCGCTCCACCACAACTTTACGCTGCATTAAGCTCTAGGAGCAATCATGGCCGACATTAGAATTAAAGACCTGCCGGCGGAAGCATCCCCGGTTGCCAGCGAAGTTTTGGCTATCGATGGCAGCACCACGCGGCAAACCACCATTCAAAAACTGGTGGACGCCGGGGCTCCTGTCGCGTCTCAGGCGGAAGCTGAAGCCGGGACCAACCCCAGCAAGAGAATGACGCCTTTGACGACAAGGCAGGCGTTTGATTCCTACGGGCCGGTTGCCTTCGCTACTGCCGCTCAGGGTGCGCTGGCGGATAGTGCGCTTCAGCCAAGCGACATAGGCACCGGGGCCGGGACCGTAGCCGCTGGCGATGACACCCGCATCGTGAACGCCGTTCAGAATTCTCGCGCCGTCAACACGGGGGCGGGCTTGACAGGGGGCGGGGATCTCTCCGCCGACCGTTCCATCGCCCTAAACTCGGCCTCGATCGCCTCCCTCGCTCTCGCTGATACTGCTGATCAGCCTGTGGCCTCGATCGCAGCTCTCAAGGCTGCAGCCACCGCGACCGGTAGAGTTATGACCCTCACAGCGGCAGGCCGTTCAGGGTCTTTCGTCTGGCGCCTCGGTAACTACTCCACACAGATCGCTGCCGACACGACAGAGGCTATCTATGTCAAGGCTACGGCTGTTGCGGCCACGGTTGGCGCATGGGTGCGTATCGGCGGCTGGCAGGTTAGCGGTATCAACCCGAATTGGTGCGGCGTTGTGGGCGATGGCGCCACGATTGACACTGTTGCATTCCAAGCCGCTCTCACCTTGGCTGGTTTCATCGGATCGGGCACGGTTCAGTGGGCTGGGCAGACGGCACTCATCGATGCCACGCTGTCAGCTCCGGCCGCGGTGACCCTCCTCGGCGATTTGACCGGCGTTATCAAGCAGAAGAACGCCGGCGGTCTCGCAGAGCTAATCACCTTTGGCAACAATGCTGGATCGCGGGGCATCGTTTACGATGGAAACCGGGCGAACAACACGGACAATGCCGCCTACGTTTCTGCTCGCATCGGAAACTCCAATGATGTGCTGTTTGAGGGTAATACCGTCAGGAACTCGACCGGTAACGGGATTGTCGTCAACAATGGCCTTCGAGCCAAGATCAACAAGAACCTCGTCACGAATTTCTATGATCATGGCATCGCGGCCTATGGGAACAGTTCCAAGCATGCCCACATCATCAAGGAAAACCTTGTTACCTCGATCGGCTGGTCGGGAATTTTTCTGCAGCAAAGCGACTATTCCGATGTATCCGAGAATACCATCATCGGGCAGATGATTGGAGGGCGATCGGCCCGCGTCAATGTGAACACCTCCGGGACGACTGTCACATGGGTTAGCGGCCCTGATTTCTCCACCATCAAGGCTGGAAACTTTGTTGTCGTCAACAGCGGCGCAGAATTCAGGATAACCACCGTCAACAGCGCAACTGTCTTGACCGTGGCAACCACTCTGCCAACGCTTTCGAACACTCTTGCCACCATTGGGTCAGGCGATTTGCTCGGGGTGACCGCATCTAACCATTGCACGATCAACTCCAACATACTCGACACCACCGCAACGTTCCTCTTTGGGTTTTCGCTTGGCGCCACCGCGATCCAGTGCGGCAACAACTCGTTTACGAACAACCGGCTGCTCTTTGCGGGTAAGAACGCCATTAATCTCAATGGCGCAGTTGGCCTTGGCTTCCTGTCGAACAACTCCCTTCTCGGCAACAAGATATTCAATGCCGGTTATGGTGGCGGCATCGGTACCACCGACGCCATCGCCATCTTCCTCGCGGGTGGATCGACAGGCACAATCCTCGATACGCTGATCTCCGACAATACGGTTATCAGTTTTGCAGGGACCGGCCAGACGAGCTATTGGCTCGGAACGGATGGTACCCTGAGTTTCGGCAGCGTCACGAACGGCGGTGGGAACCGGTCTTTTTCTGTCGCAAACAACGGCATCTACAAGGATATTGTCCTCATCACCCTGTCTTCCGATTGGGGGAGCACGGCGGCAACTTCGAGCGTGACCAGCCATGGCGATCAGTTGATCTTTACAATCACCTGCTCGGGTACTGGCTATGCCTCAAATCCTAATTTCACAATTCAGAAGATTGTGGATTGCTCCAATGACCTGCCCATCCTCACGGCCAAGATCGTATCGAACTCAGGCGGTGCACTCCTTTCCACCATGTGGGGAGAGCAGCTTAGCGTGAGAGGATCTTGGCGGGCGTTCATGGCTGCTACACCAGCAAGCGGCCATGTGTATGTCATTACGATGAAGGCATAGATTGCACTATTCACGCCATATGGTATCTCCCAGGTTGGAGATGGTTGGGAGATACCAGCGTGGAACAACCCCCTTGGACGATAGAGAACTTCGGAGATGGTGACGTTGGCCATCTAAAAGGCTGGGGCACAAAGCGGCTGCTTGTCATCTTCAGCAGCTACCAGCCAGACTGGGCTTCTGTTAAGCGCCCGAACGGCTTCGACTTCCTCAATTCGGCAATACGGGTCAGCACTGACGCTCTGATGATTCGGGATACCAGAAACCTTTGGTATCATGGCGGGGTCGAAGGGCTCGGCTCTGACCCACTGCAAATGGCCGACGCGATCGAGAAATTCACCTCCCAGTATTCCGAGGTTGTCACTCTTGGCAGTTCTATGGGTGGGTATGCGGCCCTTCTATTCGGGCACCTAATCGGGGCTGACAAGACAATCGCTGTTGTCCCCCAGATTAGGATTGGCACCGCCGCTGCAAGCTCAATCGGTGATGGTCGGTGGGTTGGCGAGTTCGCCAACATCGATGCTGTTGCGCGGTATAAAGGGCTTCTCTCGCTGGATTACCTCCCGATCAGCGGAAACCTCATCTATGGGGAAGCCGACATGGAGGACAGGAACCATCTGGCAACCCTGTCTGAGCATAGATCAATCAATGCGATCACGCTTCCCGACAAAGACCATAACGGGGCGGCGATAGCCTTCCTCAAGGCCGGAATGCTGGAAGAGCTTCTTCAGGTCGCCTGACCCACATCATCTCTGACCATCCACGAGGCTCCCTCACGGGGGCCTTTTTCTGTTCCATCATCAAAGGACATCCCATGAGTGAGATCATCTCGGCTCAGCAACTTCGCTTGGCCGCAAAAGGCAAGGTGAACGAGAGCAACATAAATTCCGTGCTGGTCGCGTTGAACGCCTACGGAAAGAAGTTCGGGCTGGATAAGCCGCACAGGCTGGCCCACTTCCTTGCCCAGATCATGCATGAGAGCGGCTCGTTCAAATACGATAAGGAAATCTGGGGGCCAACTGAAGCCCAGAAGCGCTATGAGGGCCGCTCTGACCTTGGGAACACACAACCAGGCGACGGCAAGCGGTTCATGGGCCGGTCGGCAATGCAACTCACGGGCCGCTATAACTACCGCAAATTCACGAAATGGTGCCGTGAGCAGCAAATCGACGCGCCCGATTTTGAGAAGTTCCCCGAGAAGATCAATACCGACCCGTTCGAAGGCCTCGTTCCGATCTATTATTGGAGCTCGCACGACATCAACAAATACGCCGACCTTGGTGATATTGAATCCGTGACCCGAAAAGTGAACGGCGGAAAGAACGGGCTAGCCGACCGCATGGAGTACTACGGCCGGATTGCCTTGGTGCTTCTCGGATACAAGGCCGACAACGTGCGCCAGTTCCAGGCGGACCGTCGCCTAGAGGTGGATGGCGATGTAGGCCCTCGCACTCGCGCTGCGCTTCATGGCGAGCTTGTGGCACTCGTTCCCGGCGAAATGGCCAAGCCCTCGGTGCAGGTGGCTCCTGTGGTCGAGCAAACAACCATTGTCGAGGAAAAGCCTGTGGTTCCGGTAGCGGTCGATAAGCAGGTGAAAGAAAAGACGAACCAGTCAGGCTGGTTGATCGGCATCCTCGGCTCGGTCGGCACGGCTCTCACGGGCCTATTCGGGCAAGACTGGCAGACGGTTGTTGCTGTCGGCGGTGTAGCTATCGCGGCCCTCGTGCTGTTGATCCTGCTTCGTCACCAGATCATCGCAGCCGTAAAAGACATTCGCGGAGCGGTAGAGCAATGATCAGCAAGGTCTCAGCCATCGTAGGCGGAATTCTTGGGGCGCTCTTTGGCATCGGTCTGTTTGGCCTTGTGAGCGTCGTTTATTTCCTCCCGCAGGCACGGGAAGAGGGCAGAGAGCTTGAGAGAGCCGCTACCCTGCAAAAATCCATCGAGACAATCCAGAAGAGGTCCAAGACCAATGCCGAAATCCGCAATCTTAGCGCTTCTGCTCTCTGCCTTGAGCTTGGCGGGGTGTTCTCAGACGGCGAGTGTCACTGACGGAAGCGGGTTTGCGCTTCTTCACCCGTCACCAGCTACCCGCCAGTTCATCATTTCGAACGATCGGCCGTTTGCTGATGAGGTCGCCGGCCATAACCGGACCTGTGTCAGTCAACCCGGCTGCGCTAAATAATCGGCTAGACGCCCTGCTTCAACAGAGCGCCTAACCTAACCGTAACGATTTCACGGATCGAGAACGGCTCATCGCAGGATAGCCCCCTATCGTTCCAATTTTCCTAACAGGCATGAAGCAATACGAGGGCATAACGGGAATGGGAAATAATGAGGACAATCACATGGACGCCGCAGACCTACGTTCGCGGGTTGTCGCTGTGGAGCACAATTTCTCAGCTGCCCTTGCGCGGTTGGCTATTGTGGAGCAGTGGAGAGCCCAGATGGACATTCTCACAGCACGCAGAGATGAACAGTTCAAGAATCTCACGGATCGGTTCGACGGTCTCAACGTCAAGATCGACAACGTGAAGACGGAGATTTCCGGCGACCTTGGGGAATTGAAGGGGTCGCTAACATGGCTGTCCCGTTTAATCATGGGCTCGATCATTACGTGTGGGATTGCCGGCTTGGTTGGGCTGCTGTTCAAGCTGTCTCAGCCTGGGTAAGCCGCCACTCTCTCCTTATATATATAGAGAGTGGTTTTTGGGAGAACGTCCCTAGAACATAGTGTGCTAACCAGGTGCGTAATTTTCCGGGTTGAGGGCCGGCGACCAAACTATTTCTCGCGCCATAGAAAGAGCAACAAGCGCTTTCTCTCTTGAGAGGTACCATCCCAGCGTTTTCAGGTTTCCGTCAATCCTCATCGGAAACGAGAGCCCTCTTGCCGCATGGCATCTGTATTTCTCGATAGGCGTGAACATTCATAGTACATCCTTTCGCTTCTGTGTGCCGCCAGCGTGTCACATGTGCCGCCGCGTTTCTGAATCGTTCCGGTTTTAGGCGTTGTAACCTGCATAGATGATTTCTCGCATTTTCTGCTGGAACATCGAAAAAGGGCTTGATCAGCAAGGGCTTTGCCCGTATCAGGGCCTCAACGGAGAGGTGGCCGAGTGGTCGAAGGCGCTCCCCTGCTAAGGGAGTTTCCAGTTACTCCGTTACCTATTCCAACCAATTGATTTCATTATTTATTACTGTCAATATTTTTCTTTGTGTCATCGGCCTGTGCCGTAAAGTTACCAAAGGCATTCATTTTTTGCCGAAAACCCGGTCGATCACTTCCCGGTTATTATCCCCCTCAACATACGTCTCCATGAGCAGCCGGCGCGATTTCCACCCGCCGTGGTCACCAGTCGTAGCCGCGTCCACGCCGTTGCGAACGATCATCTCTGTAGCAAAGCCATGTCTGCCAAATTCATGGCTTGTGAGACGCGATAGGCCCGCGTGCTTTATCACCTTGTCCACCCGCTTTTTGATGGTCGATCGGTTTGCAGCCGCAAAAACTAGTGTCGGGTGAAGGCTGCGAATGTTTGCCAGGTCGATGACCATGGCGCGGGTCAGGAAGACCTTTCGTGGCGTCGTCTTGGTCTTGGAGAGGAATGCGGTCCCGAGCTGCAGATTCACGTCATCCCATGTCAGCCTGCAGGCCTCAGAGACGCGGGCAGCGGTTTCGAACATGAACCGGGCCACAGCGGCGGTCTCTGGCATGTTGAGCTTCTTTGCGGCCTTACTGAAGGCGTCAAGCCATTCCTTGCTCCCTGCTGGGCGCGAGGTGCGCTCTTCCTTGAAGCGGGTGACTTTCACAGGGTCACAATGGCCGGCATCAGCCGCGTGGTTGATGATAGCCCGCATTGGCGTCACAACCTGTCGGTTTAGCGTGGCATTGGCTGCTTTCGGGTATAGCTTCTTCGCTGCCTTACGGATCTCAAGGCCGGTGATGTCCTTCACCTTCCAATTCTTGAAATGCTTAAGGAGGGGCGCCGTGAACCGCCGATCGCGGCCATCATCAAAATAGGCTGCGACAATCTCAGGGAAGGTTAGGACCGCCTTTTCACCGTGGACAGCGGCACGACGGAGCCTCGCTTCGTGTTGATGCGCGATGTCTTCCGCGAGCCTTCTGTCGCTCGTCTTAGAAGATTTTCGAACCCGTGTTCCGTCAACGGTGAAATCATACCACCAAATTGTTCCGTCTTTTCTTGTGTAGACGTATGGCAAGGTGATGGCTCCGGTTTGGCGGCATTGATGATTGTGTCTATGTCGGTGGGCAGCAAGAACATCGCTTTTCCAATGATCCTGCAAGCCCCGATCGATCGGGCTCGCTCTCGCAGTGTCCTTTCGGATATCTGGATGCCCGCCGCCTGGAGCTTGGCAACGGCCGTCGCCGGGGATATGGCTTCGTCAAGGACCGTCATTTCTGGACCTCGCTTTCAATGAACTCCTTGAGGGAACCGTGATTGAGAAACCATTCTCCGTGCCGTCTATATTCCGAAAACTGCTTATGCAGCTCCTTCTCACGAGACTTGGCGCCTGGAACGGTCCCTAATAGGGTCAAGTCAACCGGGGAGGTGGATCGAAGGTCGCGCAACCGATATGTAAGGTTCACCGTGTAGCCAATCTTGACCAATTCACCAGCCGCCAGAAAGTAGACGGCTCCGCCGAAAAACGGCTTTGCGCCCGTCTCAATCGCTTCGATCTGATCCGAGTGAATTCGGATTAGGGGAAAATCCATCTTGACGAGATCCCCTCTTTCTATCATTCGGAATATGGTTGCTTTTGAGCATTCCCATTTCTTGGCAAGGGTGGCCGGCGTGTAGACTGTCATTCCTTCCTCTCCTTTGCGTCTAGCGCGGCGCGGTTGGCCTCTTGCGTTGATGCAATGTACCAAAGCGTTCCGTTTTCATTGGCGCGAGCCTTGGCTTCGGCCACGCGATCGGCGTTGCAATGCTCCGATGCGTAGAGGTTTAGCCAGTCATCAATCGCGACGACAGATCTTTCCAGCGCCGCTCTCAGTTCCGCATTTTCCCTTTCGAGAGCATCAGCGCGTTTGTTTGCCGCTCGTGTCCGCTTATCCAAATCACGTAGACGGCCAGAGAGAATTCGCGCAAGGTCGTAGTCTGATCTTGCCGGACCGTACCGCTTGGCAAAATCAGCATAAGCTTCTTCGTCTGTCTGGGTGACTAGATAGCTCATTCTTCCGTCCCTCCCACTGTCGGAGCGGCGCTCCATTTTTGGCGCTCGGCAAGAACGGCTCTGGCTACAGCCTTGCAGACTATAGAGGGAGTTCCATCAAAATTTGTGGGGGAGTAGTCGGCATCTCGGCATGCCTGCGCTGCAATTTGCATTACATCTTCGGGGAACTCCTGCACGGACAGCCTTGCCAAGTGGCTTTCGGCTTCTTCCAGCCGGTATTGCAGGGACGCGATTTCGCGCTCGGAGTTCTTATGCTCATCGGTGATGGAGCGGGCATCGGGTGCGACGGGAACCGGAGACTTCCTTTCGCAGCTTGGGAAATCGTAGTCATCCAGTCTAAAATCAGATGCTCTTGGCGCGTGATTTTGCGCATCGGCTTGACCGCAATAATAGGCGTTAGAAATCACCATGTGAGGTGACAGAAAATTTCCCCTGTATGGAAGCGCCGGATTGTCATAGCCGATATTATAGGCCGTCTGTTCGCTATTAATCTTGATCACTTGCTCTCCTCCTTTGGTGTGGGAGTGGCGAGGGCGGCACGAGCAAGGTGGCGCTCGTAGTATTGCCTCGCAGTTTCACCGTCCCATCCGATGCGTCGGCCTATCTCCTGCCAATCTGTGCCTTCAGAAAGAGCGGCCTCGACGGTGGGAATATGACCTTGCGCTTCAAGGCCGAACAATACCGGCTGATCCGAGGTCACCCGCTCCGTTGCGGACGTACCATGGGCGGGCTGGGGAGCGGCGGGAAGTGTGTCCAGGTCGAAATCGCTGAACTCTGGCTTTGGGCTTCCGGTCAAGGCGTGGTTGATTTCGGCCGCTTCATATTCGGCTCGCCCGCGAATTTTGTGCATGTGAAGCGATATCGCGCTCTCGCCCTTACCGATCATCACATAGAAATCGGTGGTGCCGTCGCTCTTTCGATAGTCCGAAACCCATGCAACAGGCTCCACATTGCGGAGCTTCGCTAATTCTTCTTCCAGCCCAATCACTTTTGCAGCGAACGGCTTCGCAATAATTTCGTATCCGCTCTCGTTGATAGCGGTTATAACAGCGTCTGCCTTCTCATCACATCCACAGAAAGGCCAATCACAGTCAGCCGGGTCATTGCCGCCAGATGTTCCCTGCTTACGGGCTTTGCACGCTACCGGCTCCTGTACTGGACGGGCGGAGAGAGCGGCTTTCATTGCCGACTTCATCACGTCACGCGCCGTTTTCTTCTGTGGTTCGTGCCACAAAGACCAACCGACATTGTGGACGCGACAAGCTCTTTCGATCATTTCATCCGTCACCCTGCTATCGCCCATGGCGACATATCCGATGTGTTCTTGCTGGGTCATGCTTCATCCCTCGATTTTGGAAGACGGCCGGTAGCAGCCAGCCCTGAAATGATGCGAGACTTCGCCCGCTCGATTGAAATGGCTTCGTCGTAGGATGAATAAATCCCGAATAGCGTCAGCCCGAGAAGGTGAGGATCGATGCCAAGCGACAACCAGTAGGCGGATTCACCCATCGAATGTTGCCTAAAATGCTCCTCCCGGCAGAGAGGAAGCGCGAACAGATCCGGCGCCTTTGTGCCCTTAGCTCGGCCCCAATGGCCGTACCAAGGCATGGCGTAGGAGACATGGGCGGCTTGCAGATCGTCTTCACGGCCTGTCGCAGAGCAGCAGAGATTGTGCAGCCAAGATATATAGGCCGGCTTCTTCTCGGCTCTCCGCTGTGGAGGCTCTGGATCGTGGTGGAAGTGGGCGTAGTTGATGCGGGCCATTCTACTGTACCAATCTCGCGGCGAGGACCTTCAGCTTGCCGGCGATCAGCATCAAAGCGTTCGGGCCTTTCTTCCATGCTTCCTCATCGCGGTAGTCGTTGACTGCTTTGTCCGCCATTGCCTGGTCGCGGATTTCGCGCTGCAGCTTCGATAGCGTCTCGTCTTGCTTTTCGAGCTGCTTGAGGGTGGATGGCCTCGCGAAAGGCTTGCGCTGGAGATATCGTTCTGCGCTCGGCGTCATGACAGTTTCTCCTTCGGGAAGATGACCTTATAAGTTTCGACTACAACAATGGCGGGCCAAAAAATGATGAGGATCAACAGGATATCTTTTTCAGGGTTGGGCTTGTCGTATTTCTCTTGATTTCCAGCGACAACTCCCATGCCAATTGAGAACCAAATGATGACGGCGAACAGGTATTTCATGCCGCCTTCTCCCCACGGTTCATGAGCTGGTCGGGAGTGACGCCAAAGTTAGATCCGATCCACTCGATTGCCCGCTCCAGGTACTCGGCAAAGGATTCTTCCGTCATTTTGTCGAAGGCGATGCTGGATGGCACGAGAACCGTCATCCCGTTCCGTAGCCGGATAGGCGTTGCATGGCCCAAATCGAGCTTGATCGCTTCGTGGAGTGCTTCCGAGTTCGGAGCGCAATCCGTCGCATCTCTTAGACGGTTCAGCAGTTGCCAGTAGAACCTCAGACGTGCAGGCGACCGTCCGGTGCGGAGATCCACCCGGATACGCTCTCCGGGCTTCATCTTGCGGATCATCTCGGCGTCTGCCTGCATCTCTGGATAAAGCGCATCGCCGCGCCTCATGACATAAATTGGGGCGTTCTCTGTTTTGGCCATCAGAACGGGATCTCCCCATCTTCCGGCAAGTCTCCGTAGCTGTTACGCTCATTGCGGCGGGATTCACGCACATGAGCTTGGACATCGGCGCGGTCATATGTTTCGCCGTTGTGAGCCGTAATCGTCTGCTCTCGCCGCCGTTCCTGCTTGGGCTTTGCGGAAAGCGATTGGAACTTGCCCTTCGATCCCTCCTTCGTCCAAGCAGAGATTTCGTACAGGACGCCCCCGATCAGGATTTCGCCGCGTGCGTTCGGGTGGTTATCGCTGGTGCGATTGTCGTTCTTGAAAAGGCTTCCTTGCCCTTCACGGAGTACATAGGCCATATCTTGTTCCTTCAGGCGTTCATGGGATGTCTGGTTGCTTCTGCGTCGGAAACCGGCATCAGCTCTTGCTTCCGAAAGTCCTTGGCCTTGATGACGCCAATCTCGACCTGCGGGGCTTCATTCTTCAGGCGCTTGATAACGTCGGCCTCTTGGGTCCAGATCGAGCCCAGATCATCCAATGTCTTAGCCTTGGTCATTCTGCCGATGATCCGGTCACCAGCTGCTACAGGGTTGAACGGGGGGACATGCGCATCGGCGGGGGAATACGCGATGCTTTCGGTATCGGGGTCATCGCCGGTCTCTAGGCCAAGAGCCTTGAGGAGCGCGTATTTCACGGCATAAGACATTGCCTTGCCGGGGCCCTTGTCCTGCGGGTCGATGCCGTATCCAAATGTTGGAACATCGAAGAAATCGGCGGGCTCATCCACATTGACGAACCGAACAGTCAGAGAGCATTCGGCGCGGTTGCCGTTGTGGAGGTGTTCGCAACGAACCGGATAGTAAACGATCCCATTCTTCAGCAGCACAGGCCGGACCTTGGCGGTTACAGCATCGTGCGAGACGATGGTGTAATTCATGCCCTGCTTCTTTTCCTTCTGGATGTAGTCAACTTCCAGCATTGCCGCAGCAAGGCGCTGGTGAACGTTCTTCTTGTCTGTCATCACTTTGTCCTCACCATCAAGCCACAGTCTCCCATGACGATTTCAGCGCCGGGGGGGATATGCCCTCCGTCTTTGAATGCTTCCAGAATTGCCTTCTTGTCGGCCTTCCGTTCGGTCTTGAAAAAGCCTTGAGGCAGTTGGTCCACGTCGAAGACATTCACGCCCTCACGCGCCTTCGTGATCGATAGCGTGGCCTCGGGGAGTGTAACCTTGTCTTGGCCTGCGCTTTCCATAAGCATCTGCATGATCTTTTTGATGCCGTCAGCCTGGCGCTCGTAGCGGGACCGGCGCTCGCTCAAGGCGTCTTCTCGGGTCTTGATGGCGTCAACCATCATCAAAGCTTCCTGACGCGCTCCCAGAGCCCGCTCAAGGATGCGGTGGAGATCCGTGCTGCCTTCGATCATGTCGGCCATCAGATCGGCGTCGTCTGCCAAATCAGGGTAGTTGATGAGCATGGCGCTGATCTGGGCGCGTACGGCCTGAGCGTCGTTAAACAGGAACTTGGCGATTGTCATTGCTGATTTCCTTCTCTCTGGAGCGCCAGAACTCAACCTGTTTCCGGCAGGCTTCCAAATGGTCTTGAGCTATCTTGAATTGTTCGGCGGTACGGGCTCTTGAGCGGTCTCTCTTCCAGCCCTGCGCGCTGAATATGAAAATTTCTCGCATCTGGGTTACTGTGGTCATCTCCACCCCCACACAGCGAAGATGATCAGAGAAAGATTTGCAGCAATTAGGAGGGCTGTGAAATCACGCCAGTTTGCTGCCCTGGACTGGCTGAGTATGTCAGACGGCTTATTGCGGCCTTCGAAGGTTCCGAGAGAGGTTTTCATGACCTAGCCTCCTCAGCCCGCTTGAGAGAGACGATGAACTGTTCATCACCGCCTCCGAAACTCACCTCATTGCCAACACCGATGAACTGGACAAGCACCTGAAGGAAGTCATTCATGCCGTCCTTGGTTTCCAAAGCCACATTAGGGTCCTTCCCGAAGCGGGCGATAAGGACACGTTCGCTCAACGGTGAAAATCGCAGGCCTACATTCTTTAGTTCGCTCATTGTGCCGCCTCCCACTGGAAAACACGCGGCTGGTCGAGCGCGGCACCAATCAGCCCACGAACGATCGAAAGGCTTTCCCTCGTCGGAACGAGGTTGCAACGGGCGTCCTCTTCCCAATGGGCTACCCATCCGCGAATGTCTTGCAACGTCTCGACTGGTACTTCCACGGCGATATGTGGGCGGTTGGTGATCATGCTGCTCTAGCCTCCGTCGCGTCGTAAATCTTGGGGAATGAGGTGCTGGAATACCGCTGGTAGCTTTCCACGACGACTTCCTGGAGATCGAGCGTGTGGATCTCAAACAGGGCGTCTTCCTCGGTGTCGAACTCAAGTGCGTCTGCGTCGTCATAACTGAAGCCACCGCCCGTCCAACACAGGCCGCACATGGTCTCGATGCGGAAGAGAGTGACCATAGCCATCACAGGCCTCCCTTGCGGGCTGCAATCATTGCGTCGGCAACCTCATAAGCAGCGTTGGCACCCATGGTGTAGACGCTGGCTTCGTACTGCTTGCCGGACCTGACGCTATGGCCGTATAATTCCGCTAACAAGGCGGGAACAGCCTGGCCGGCGAACCAGTCACGCAGGCTCATGCCTTCCTGCGTCCATCTTTTGAATTCATTGGCTGCCCCCGCTGCAAAAGCCGGTCCGCCATCATCGATCTTGTCTGCCATGTTTCCGACTCCTGCTAGATTGGTGGGATGGGCTAAGCGGTGGCTTTCGATGGGTTAATCTTCATCTTCCATCGGAACGCCGGTCTTGAATGACGCTCCAAGCTCCGTCGCTATTGCTTCGATGCAGTCACGGACAGCTTGCATCCCATCCCAGCCGTGCTCATCATGATTGGTTGACATCAGGCGCTTACCGTTCAGCCAGACTTCCTCGCATTCATCGCCGTCAGTCCGTATTTCGAATTTGTGCTTTGCCATGGTTCAGTCTCCCTTGTGTCTTTCTATGCAGTGACCAGATGGGTGAGGTGGTGGGGTCAGGAGGTGGCTTTGGAGAGAACATCGCGCAGGGCGGCTTCGACCTCGATCATGTCGTCAAACGAGCTGATCCACATCATCTCGCCGTTATCGTCTTGGATGGTTTTGCGACGGCCACCGATATCCTTGAAGGTCTGCTGCTTATTGGCGAGCAGGTTCTGAACCGCTGAAATCAAGTCCTTCATTTTCGTCTCCGGTCGTTTGCGTCTTTCGATGTAGCGACCGGATCACCGGTTGGGTGGTTGTGGCCGCTGTGGATTGCTTATGAGGTGGCTTTGAGGGCCGCTGACAGCCGATTGATGATGTTGACAACCTGCTGGCGCTTCTCGAATTTGATCTCATCAACCAAAGTTGAGAGAGCCCATCCGGCTTCGCGGGCCGCAGCCTGTAAGGCGCTATCGCCGTCACGGCTTGCGTCGAAGCCATCATCAAAAAAGTCTTTCGGCCCTACAGTCATTTTGTTCTCCATTTGCCGTCTCTCCGAGCTGCCACGTCTGCCCACCGACGTTCATGACCGCGACATCCTCGCGGCGGGGCCGAGCGGGTATTAGGCCGCTAAGCCGAGAAGAGTTTCATTGAGGTGGATGGCCCATTCTGCAGCCTGCTTTTCAGCATTCGCTCCCTTGAAGGCCCGAGCCTTGCGACCATCAGGGCTGACAACGTAGAAGCCGGAAACCTTCGCACGCTTGCCAGTGCCGTTCGGGCCAATACCAACGCCCCATTCGGTGGAAGCTTCGATTGTGTAGATTGCCTTTTCCATCTTCGTCTCCCGAGGTTTCGATGTAGCGACCAGATCACCGGTTGGGTGGTTGTGGCCGCTGCTTACCTACACAACATCGCACGCTTTTGCGGTCACGTCAAGCGTGGTGAACGCAAAAAAGTGCACGACAAAACGGCTGAAAACGTGGTATAGGAATTTATCCCCATTTACAAAGCGCACGCACTGGCGTTCAATGGATGGGCAGGGATGGAGCCTGTAACAGGGGAGGGATTATCGCCACTATGGATATGACGGAGAAAATCGCGCTGTCGTGGATGGCGCTCACACGGGCACAGCGGGACGTTGTGATTTTGAACGTTATTTGTTCTGGCGAGTTTCGAGCAGACCTAACAGGTGCTCTTTCTCTTTGTCGGACATACCCGCCACGATCTTCAGAAATTCTTCATCCTGCCGAGACATTTCCACGCCCGTAAATATATAAGCCAGGCTGATCTCTAAAACTTCTGCCAGCTTGACTACCCTGTCAGTGCTGGGCGCTTTTTCGCCAGCTAGCAGTTCACTCACAAAATTGGTTCCGAACCCGCATTCGCGTGCGATTTCGCGACGGGAACGACCGTCTTTCTCAATTGCATCTGTGAGTCTGGTTCGCCAATCGGTAGCCATGCTGCTAATTACCAGATTTCAAATTAATTGCATGAACGTTGTTGCGGGCACTTGCGGCGAACGCAAAAGCGTGCATAATAGCCCTCATGCAAACGAACCTTCTCACAGACATCGAAGCCTTCCTTGCTGAAACAGGCATGAGCGAACCGAACTTCTGTAGGTCAGTCGGCAATGGCCGATTGTTCGAGCGGCTTCGCAGTGTCGGCGTCAGGGGGAAGTCTGGGCGAGTATGGCCCGAAACCGAAGCTGAAATCCGCGCTTTCATGATCGCCCATCGGCGCATGGAAAAGGCGTCTGCGTAATGAGCGGCCGCTCTTCCTCACCCGGAGGTGTGTTCGCCGTATCGAGGGGGATTTTTGAAGATCCTGATTTTCCCCCTGAGCCATTCACACAGCGAGAGGCCTTTATCTGGCTGGTCGCAAGTGCGGCATGGAAGGAACACAAAACACGAGGTTCTTTTGGGCCGGTAATTTTGGAACGAGGCGAATTTTGCTTCTCTGTCAGGTTCTTAGCTGAGCGTTGGAAATGGTCAAAATCGCGCGTCGATCGCTTCATTTTGGCGCTGAAAAAGCGGGACACAATACGGGACAGCAAGCGGGACAGAGAGCAAGTCTGGATTATCAATAAATACAATGACTTCCAGATACTGGCCGCACCAAAGAGGGACAGCAAGCGGGACACGAAGAGGGACAGCAGCGGGACAGCAGCGGGACAGCAGCGGGACAAAGAAGAAGACATTGAAGACATTGAAGACATTGAAAGCTCCTCACTACGTTCGGAGAGGTTTGGCCCCGACGAGGCGTTTTCTGAGTTTTGTGAAGTGGTCGGAAAGGCAGGGTTCAATCTTCCCAAGCTCCTTACCAAGGACAGACGGGAGAAGCTCAAAGCCAGACTGGCTGAGCACGGCAGAGAGGCATGGGCCGAAGCCGTGAGGCGGATGGCGGCTAGCAAGTTCTGCCGGGGTGAGAATGAGAGGGGTTGGAAGGCTGACCTGGATTTCGTCCTTCAGTCTAAATCCTTCAACGGTCTTATCGAAGGCAAGTACGACGACAAAATACCGGTGCTGAAGCCTGCCCCCAAGACGGCTTTCCAGCAACACCAAGACGAATGTGCAGCTGAACTCGACAAAGTAATCAACAGGAGCCGAGGGAATGACGAATTCACTGACAACATCATCGACCTTGCAGCGACAGATTTCCGTGGCCACGGCAAGGCTGACTCCGGCCGGTGAGGATGGAGTAGCTAAAGCGCTTCGGACGCTGCAGACGGGCGGTCTGGCTCTATCAAGCAACATCAAGGCCAAGGATATGAACACTGTTTATTCCTATGCACTTTCGGGGCTGTCGAGTGATGCTCTGACGATTGCCTGCAAAAAGCTTGTTCGAGGCGAATACGATATCGAGCGCAAGTCTATTATCCCTCTCCCCCCTGAGCTGGCTGCGATGGTTCGCGCCGAACAACGGTTGATCAGCGACGATCTGGCCAGAGCCCGCGCTACTATGGACTCGATGCAGCCAGCACCGGTTGTTGAGCGTTCGGTAGAGGCCCAAGCCCGCGTCAAAGCCCTTCGCCTTGGCTTCCTGAATGAGATCCAGGAATACAAACAGCGTAACGGCCTTACCCCTACGCCAGATGAATTCAACGATGAGAAGGCGGCATACTTCGAGCGCATCATGGCACTCAAAGACGCTCCCGTCATCACAGCCGAACAGATGGTTGAGCGCAACAAACGCTCCCTGCAGATCGCCAATTCCAACCTTTCCTCCTTCGAGGATACCAAATTAGAGGCACACAACTGATGGCTTACCTCACAAGTGCGCAAGTGCGAGACCGCTTCAAGATTTCAGACGCAACTCTGTACCGGTGGGAACACGATGCGTCTCTTGGTTTCCCAAAGCCTCTGCAGGTGAAGCGCAGGAAGCTCTACGACGAAGACAAGATGAGAGAGTGGGAAAAGACCCGCTTCATGCCCGAAAACCCAAAGAGCGAATAGGAGCCATGTTGATGCTGGACGTTCCCTTGGACAAGCACGCTCTGAAGCGGTCGCTAGTGCACTTAGAAACAACTACCGCGTACTCCCTCGATGAGGGGGATTTAGCAAATGCCATTAACGAATACCTTTCGTGGGTTAGTTCCGAAGACCGTGATTTCTCTGACGAGATGCTTTCCGCCCGCAAGAAGTTCTCCCAACTGATCCTGGAACAGCCAGACGAATGCCATTCAAAGCTCTGGGAAGACTGCTTGCGTGAAATTGGCAGGCTGCCCCCTGAACCAAAGGCTCGTGCAGATGGGAAAAAGCTAATTTCCGAAGCCATAACTGAGCGCTTTGGAGATAAGTGCGCCAAGTACGATCCCGATTGTGACACGTGCAGAGCTTGGAACTCCTTCGGAGCTTTGTTGGGGCATGCGCCTCCCTGAAGGGATCGTAACCTAAAAGGTACGGGCAGAACTTACGGGTTCCACCAAGTTTTGGGAGAGACGGAATGAGCGAGATACCACTGGAAGTCCAAATGCATGCTGAGCGCCTTTATGATGAGGGCGGCTGTGAAGCCGTTCCAACAATCATAGCCAAGGCCATCATGGCAGAACGTGAACGCGCCGCGAAGATTGCTGAGGAATTCCCTCCAGTAATCACTGAAACGATGGAGTTGCCCCCGTCGCAGTACGACATCGCCACCGCTATCCGCACCCCATCTCCAGAGCATACCCCATGACCCCTCCCACCCTTAACCACCTCACAGACAGAACCACGGGGAGGCTGCAATGAGCGAAGATAACAAGACTAACAAGACACCATCACCCCAAGATCATGTGGACGCCCCCGTTGCTTGGATTTCCAAGGATCGATGGGAGCAGATGACGGCGGCAGAGACATGGCTTACTAACACCGTCTATTCCATCGACCAGAGCCCATCATTCCCTTGCATCCCACTCTATGCCGCTGGAAAGTCGTTTGAGGATGGCATCCGTGATGCTGCCAACCTTTTCATCACTGATCCAAGTGAACCGATTGACGATCTGACAAAGCTGACCCGTGAAGCGAGCAGGCAGCGCATATTAGCTTTGATCGGCCACCAAAAACCCGAACCAAAAAATCCCCTGACGCACGGTGAACTCGAGACGGCCATCGAAAAAAAACTTTGGGAGGTTCGAGGCGAAGAGCACGCGAAGCTTGGGGCAATGCTTGCCGATGAAACCAAAACCCAGATCGAGACAAACTGGCAAGGCGGAAAGGTCAATGGTCTTACCGTAGCCATTGAATTTTTGCGTTTCCTTAACCCATCGCCCGCGCAGATTGTGATTGGCTCTGACTCTCCCAAGCCCTCTTCGGAGCCCACCCCATGAACGACATAACCCAACGCTCCACCCTCTACTCCAACGCTATAGCCCGCGCTGAGAAGGCTGAGGAAGCGCTGCGCCAATTCGCATGGAAGCCGATCTCCGAGGCAGACAAGAGCATCGATCAGGTGATCGGCTCTGCAATCGGACTGCCAATTGGCAATTCCTTGCCCATATGGGCGCGTGACGATGATGGTCGCATATTTGAGTGCCTTTGGTCTGATGACGGGAAGCGCGCCTACTGGTGGGATATCGAGGGCGAGAGCCCTGTCGATCCGGTCGAGTTCATGCCTCATCCGCTTGACCCACGCTTTGCCGCTACTGCATCGGATTATCTGTCGCAGAAGAACCAGAGTTTAGACATCCTCGGGTGGGTAGATCGGCATCTGAATAAAACTCCAATGCTTCCTATTCGCGTCGATGAAATGAACGAAACCGAAGCGAAAATTTTTGAAGTTGTCGCTTATCATAACGGATTTCTCCAATTTCTTCGCTCCTCTCTCGCCTCTCCGCCACCACCAGTAAGGGAGACACCATGAGCGACTTCCACTCCTCCCGAGACATCAAGAGAACACGAAAGCAGTACGTCTGCGAGCAGTGCAACAAGATGATCGATGCCGGATCTCCTGCCCATTACGGCTTCGGCGTTTATGAGGGTGACACTTACAGCACCCACACCCATACCGAGTGTCATGCCGCCGCCTGTGAATATGCCAAGCTGAACAATGCATACGGCGAGGAATGGCCGTGGTTCCAGCACATGGATAACAGTGAGTTTGAACATGCCGAATGGCTCCTCATTAATCATCCAATCGTCGCTGATCGGCTCAATTTATCTGCAGTACCACCTTCAACCGCCGAAACCCACGGAGAACTAGCATGTTCATAGACATAGACTGGTCAAGCATTCTCCCTGTGGCTGCATTCATCACCTGCTTTGCAATGGCTGGAACCGTCATTGGCTACGGCATCTGCATTCGCATTGGACGGGTGGTATCCGGCCGGCGCGACGAGAAGG